TAATAAATGGCGATCACAACATACTCCGAACTGAAAACAGCGGTAGCAGATTGGCTCAATAGGGCTGATCTGACTTCTGTCATTCCTGACTTCATTGCCCTTGCTGAAGCCCAGTTCAACCGCCAGTTTCGCACCCATGACATGATTGGCCGTGTGACAGCGGAAGTATCTGACGACTACTTCAACGTCCCCAATGATTGGCTGGAAACTCTCGTCTTGGTCAACAACGCCACCAAGACATTCCCGATGGAGTATGTGGACTATCAGCACCTGAATGGGCTCAAGAGCCTTTCGCTGACGGGTGATAGCCGCTTCTACACGATGATTGACGGTAAGTTCCTCATTTACCCGGCGGCTTCTGCTGACGCCCCGGTTGATCTTGAGCTTACCTACATCAAGAAGATTTCCTCCCTCTCTGACTCCAATACCTCGAACTGGCTCCTCACCAAGAGCCCTGACCTTTATCTGTACGCGACCCTGCTTCAGGCGGAGCCCTACCTCAAGAACGATGAGCGTCTTGCTGTGTGGGCCTCTACTGTTGGCAAGATCATGGAAGATATGCGCCTTGAAGGTGAACGCTCTAAGCGTCCGACAGGCGGCCTTAATGCAACCCGTAGGAGCTTTGGCTAATGGCTACCTTCAATAAGTTTAACGTCTTCACATACGATGCGCTGGCCGGGAAGCATGATTTCACGACCCATACCTACAAGGTGGCCTTGAGCAACACTGCTCCCAGCGCGGCTAACTCTGTTCTGGCTGACATTACCCAGATCACCGCTGCTAACGGCTATACCTCCGGCGGCACGGCTACCAGCATCACGCTATCTACATCTAGTGGTACAGCCAAGGTTGTAGGCACAGATGTTGTGTTTACTGCTACTGGCGGCACAATCGGCGCTCTTCGTTACGCCATCTTGTACAACTCGACTACCGCTGGTGGCCCGCTGGTTGGCTACTGGGATTACGGCTCGTCCATTACCCTGAATGATGCCGAAACCCTGACCGTGGACTTTGACGCTACGACAGGCATCCTCACCGTAACTTGAGGTTCCTAAATGGCCGTTTCTCTTAAACACGCCTTCACATCTGCCGTTCCTGATGGTGGGGATACTTCGCTCGTCCAGCCTTCGAACTGGAACGCGGAGCATAACCTTACTATGGGCACGGGCGCGCTCCTTGGCAGGACTACTGCTGGGACTGGCGCTGCTGAAGAGATCACGGCTGGCACTGGCCTTACGCTCTCTGCCGGGTCTTTGGCCGTAAGCGTAACTACTCCACAGACCAACACATCAAACACCTTCACTGCCAATCAGATTATCTCGGTTACGGATAACACCAATGCTGCCCTGCGCATTACGCAGCTTGGCACGGGTGAGGCTATTCGTGTTGAAGACAGCACAAACCCTGACTCTACAGCTTTTGTAGTAGATTCCAATGGTGCAGTCAGCACTGGTAACGGTATTTCTTGTACGGCTCTTTCTGTAACTGGCGGCATTTCTCTGCCAGCATCAACGACTGAAACACGCAATATTGAACTTGGCACAGGTCGTACTGGAAACGGCAACACCTATATCGATTTCACGGGTGATGCTACCTATACAGACTACGGACTACGTATTATCCGTGGTGCTGGTGGTGCTAATACTTCGTCTCAGATTGCCCATCGTGGCACAGGCCCGCTGACGCTTACCGCTCAAGATGCTGGCTCTATCGACTTTTATACCAATGGCACACAGCGCATTAATATTCGCAGTGATGGTAATATTGGTATGGGTGGTGGTGGTCTAGCCAATGTCACACTTAACCTTGCCAAGGCTCTTACTGGCAGTACAACTGTTACAGCCCTGTTTGCTAATGGTGCAATTCAGCCGGATGCAACAGGCTCTGACAACTATTTTGCCACTACCTCTGCAACAGCAGCAAATGGCGCAACTCCATACACAATCAGCGCAATTAACCATTACAATGCAATTCAAGGCACATTTAATGCCGACAGTACGGTATCGAACCAAGTTGGGTTTAACTCTTCTGCATCTTTGATTGGTGCAACAAATAACTACGGCTTCAATGCTGCCAATACTGCTGCTGTTACTACAGGTAAAACTGCCTATGGTTTCTATTCTGGCATAAACACCGCAACTGGTGGCGGCACCACATATGGCTTCTTTGCCGCGGGCACGGCCAACAACGTCATGCCGAACCTTAGCGGTGGCACTGCTGCGTCCAGCACGCTGACACTTCAGTCCACGACTGGTGCTGGCACGACAGACGCGATTATCTTCAAGACCGCAAGTCAGTCCGAACGCTTCCGCATTGGCACGGCTGGTCAGCTTGGTATTGGCGGCACTAACTACGGCACATCTGGGCAGACCATCATTTCTGGTGGTTCTGCGGCTGCTCCTTCTTGGGGTACACTCGGCGTTGCTGGCGGTGGTACAGGTGCTACTACAGCCAATGCTGGCCTCACTAACCTGACTACTCTTACTTCCACAGCCACGGCTGCTGGGACAACAACGCTTACCAATACTAGCACGTACTTCCAACTCTTCACGGGTACGACTACACAGACCGTTGTCCTTCCTGTTACAAGCACTCTTGCCACAGGCTGGACATTCCATATAATCAATAACTCTACCGGGAACCTGACTGTTAACTCGTCTGGTGGTAATCTTGTTGTTACAGTTATCCCCGGTACGACAGCTATGGTTACCTGTATCGGAACAACGCTGACAACAGCGGCTGACTGGGAAGCTGGTCTTACAGACTTCAGCACCTACACAGGTACAGGCAGTGTTGTTCTTGCCAATGATCCTGTCTTCAGCACAGGCATCCGTATCGGTACTGGTGGTACGCTTGGTGCTGGGTCTATCTACTCCAACGCAAACTGGGGTATGCTTTTCCAAGCCAAACAGGCATCTCCGGCACTTGGTGATTATGCACTACTGAACTCTGCTGGCACTATCCGTATGGCGATTAACGCCTCTGGTGCGCTTGGCGTTGGTTCTACGCCTAGCTATGGTACTTCTGGTCAGGCACTGATTTCGGGCGGGACAGGTGCTGCTCCTGCTTGGGGTACATTGGGTGTTTCTGGCGGTGGCACAGGCGTAACATCTGCCACAGCATATGCCCTGCTTGCTGGTGGCACGACATCTACAGGTGCTTTCCAATCGCTTGGAACTGGCACTTCTGGGCAAGTTCTTACATCTGGCGGTGCATCTGCGCTTCCGACTTGGACTTCGCTCACAACTGGTGCTGTGTACATTGCTGGTGGTATTGTCACCTCTAGCGCAAGCCTTTCATTTACTAACATTTCTACATATTCAAAGCTGCTGTTGATTACATCTCATTCAACAACCTCTACATCTGCTCGTACATTGAATGTGGCCCTTAGCTCAAATAATGGGACATCCTATGGAACAGCTAATGCCTTTACGGTAAACGCTATTTCTACAACCAGCGTTGCGGCTCAGACGATAGCTGAAATTTCCAATACAGGCTCCTCTGGCACAAGCAAGACCATAACAGGGTATTCCTCTGGTATGAACAACAACGCCGCCACGGTTACGGCTACAGATGCCGTTACAACGGGCGTCATCAATGCAATCCAGATCACTTGCAGCAACACAGCCACTTCTGGATTTGTTGCTCTGTGGGGTATTCCATGAGTTCTACAATTATTAATTGCGCTACGAATGAAGTCACGGTCATTCCGCCAACGGAAGAGCAAGCCGCAGCAGACGCTTGGGATAATCTCCGGGCGACTCGAAATGCTATGCTTAGTGGATCGGATTGGACGCAAGTTGATGATGCTCCAGTAGATAAGGCAGCTTGGGCTACATATCGCCAAGAACTTCGTGACCTTCCTACGAACACTACTGATCCATTTAACCCAGTATGGCCTCAAAAACCACAATAATCAGGGTAAAGCATGGCTGGCGCATTTCAAAGTAATGCCTTCCAAAGAAGTGCATTTCAGCTTCCAGAGCCAAATACTATTTCGGCTGGCACAGGGTCATTCTCTGAGTCTGGGAAGGCTGCCGTTCTTCGTGCATCCAGAAAGCTTACTGCCGCCAAGGCGACATATACGGAAACCGGATACCCGGCTGTTCTCCGTAAGTCTGCAAAGGTAATTGCGGCTCTCGGTACTTTCTCTGAGTCTGGAAAGGATGTTGTTTTCCGAAAGGGATACAACTTCGTCTCCTCCCGAGGGGCATTTACATATACCGGAAATAGTGTTAATTTACTTCACGCCTATAGGGTGTCCAGCGCAACTGGAGAATTTACCCTTTCTGGACAACGAGTTACATTCGCTGGCTGGTTCTCCGTTTATCCCGAGCCCGAGACTTGGACAGAGCAAACAGCTGAGACTGACATCTGGGCTGACGCTGCATCTGATAGCAGTATTTGGACGGAACAAACAGCGAACACTGAAACTTGGTCGCCTGCGACCCCCACAACTGAAGTATGGACGGAGGCCGTATAATGGCTGACAGTTTTACCCCAAAGCTCAATCTTACCAAGCCAGAAGTTGGTGCCTCCACCGACACATGGGGCTCGAAGATCAACACCGATCTTGATACGATTGACGGCCTGTTTGATACTGGCCCCGTCCTGAAGGTTGCCAAGGGTGGTACTGGTGCTGCAACGGCAGCCGCAGCCCGGACAAACTTGGATGTTCCCGGTATCTCCACAACCAATACCTTTACTCAGGGCCAGATTATCTCTGTCACTGACAACACAAATGCGGCTCTCCGGGTGACTCAGCTTGGGACAGGTAATGCCCTTCTTATCGAGGACAACACTAACCCTGACTCCACACCTACTGTAATTGACGCTAGCGGTCGCGTTGTTATCGGCCATACAGCCAGCATTAACGGCCCTAGCGCCACGGCTGGCCTGTTGCAGATTGTTGGAGCGGCTGGCTATCAGCACACCCAGTGGAGCGCCTCTACCAATCCATACGCTACATTTGCCCGCTCTCGCAGCGCAACAGTCGGAACCCACACGATTGTGCAAAGCGGCGATACGATTGGTGCCGTGAACTTTGCTGGCTCTGACGGGTATAACTTCATCCCGGTTGCCAGCATTGAAGCTGCGGTTGATGGCACGCCCGGTGTCACCGATATGCCGGGGCGCATCGTTTTCTCTACTACGGCTGATGGGGCTTCTACAGCCACTGAAAGGCTTCGTATTGGCAGCGCGGGGCAGATTGGCATTGGCGGGGCCAACTATGGCACCTCTGGTCAGGTTCTCGTCTCTGGGGGCGCTACTGCTGCGCCTAGCTGGGGTGGAACTACTTCGTATGTAGTTACTGCTGCGGCTGCGAATACTGGAACAAGCTACGAAAAGAAGGACATTACTTCTTTCACAAAGCTTGAGGTTCTTCTGTCCAGCCTGTCCCATGACGCTGGTTCTAACCGTACCTTCCAGTTTCAGGTTAGCGTTGATAACGGTGTTAACTACACCACAGCCCTTACAATTAGCGATAACGTGGGCTCTGGCGCAAACATCAGCGGTTGCATTACAATATACAATGCAAATGCTTCTGGTGCGGCTACTCGCCTTATCAATGTGGCTACTGGCCCTCAAGGTTCTGCTGGTAACGCCTTTATCTCCACAAGCTCGACTGCTTCGCTTACTGGCCCGATTAACGCCATCAAGATCACACTTAGCAGCACTGGCAACCTTGATGGCTCTGGCGCCGTCTCTATTGTCGGGTATCGGTAATGTTCGCGCTTCTTTCAGCAGCTCTCCCACTAGTTGAAAAGCTGGTTGACAGGATTCCTGATCCTGCTGCGAAAGAGCGCGCGAAGCTTGAGATGCAGGCTGATCTCCTTGCTGCCCTAGTTGAGGAAAGCAAGGGTCAGGCTGAGATCAATAAAGTTGAGGCAGCCCACACAAGCATTTTCGTGGCTGGCTGGCGTCCTGCGATTGGTTGGGTATGTGCTGCCGGGTTCGCGTGGACATTCCTGCTGCACCCAATGCTTTCGTGGCTCTTGTACACATCTGGAGTTAGCACTCCGCTACCTGAAATTGACCACAACATTCTCATGGAGCTAACTATGGGGATGCTTGGTATGGGGGCT